TGTCCTCCATTCTCTTTATCAAATTTAGTGTCAGGCGTGTTTAGCCAACAGTATTGAGAAACACCCACAGGTGTTACTATCTTATTGTATGTTTGTTTAGTCATTATTTCCTTATTGTTATTGTTCTCAGTGTTTTCTCCGTGTTGATTATTCTAATAGTGTAACTTTACTATCCATTAGTGCATAGGTTTAGGCAAAGAAAAACTTAGATTGATGTAGTAAAGCTAAATTTAAATCACCACTTTCAGGTATTGCAGGTAATTTATTTCTAGTTTCATCAGGCAATAATTGCCCAACATCTAATTTAAACTTTGTAAATAAGTCTTGACTAAAAGTATCTACAAAGGCTTCTCTTATGCTTTGATTAAGTTTATCTATATCACAAGCGTGTGTAGCAAAACTATCATGCACATTGCAAAAACTATCAATACCTTTTGCTTTAGCAATATTAACAGTCTTAACCATACAAGCACTATCTAAGCTATGAACATAGTTAGCCGCTACAGCATTTCTACTTCTTAACTTATCAGTTTCTTTTGTTTCTTGTTTTATCTGCGGTGCAAACACCTCACCCATTAAATGAGACCTTACTCTTTTACTTTTCATTTCTGGGTAGTATTGAAACACAGGAAAGCCTACAGGTGTAACCCAATGTATAGGTATTCCTTCTTTTGCAATTATCTTTGCATTGTTTTGTAGATAATCCATACCTACCCTAGCTGATTTTAAATTCTCACCTATACTAGCCCATATTATTTTAGATAAATATGTTGCAGGTTTAAACATGTCATCAAAAGGGTGCATTTCTCCTTTGTCTTTTCTTTTGGTTAAATCTTCCACTACAAAGTCAGTGCAAGAGTATCTAGTAGACCCATAACAAATTGTCATAATAGGTCTTTTACATGTAGACCGTTTGACACCATACTCTAACCATTTTTGTGCTAATGGGTCGCCTTCACTAGCTTTAACTTTTAAAGTTTTAATAACTTCGTTAGCTACTAACTGGTAGATGTCTTGTGGTAGTTCACTTGGTAAGCAGTTAACTAATTTACCTGCAACTTTATCTTTTAATAACAAAGAATAAATTTGTAATCCATTGCAAGAACCATCTACGTTAACAGGTATATGAGAAATAAACCCATCACCTGTTTCATGGTATCTTTTCCACTCATCACAAAATGCAAGAAATTGAAAAGGATTATCTGCGTCCTCCCATTTACGATTAGCAATAGGGTCTTCAGCACATTCTTTAATCCATGCTAAATTATCATAAGACCATTTTTCTCTATCTTCAAATGATACCTTATCATTGCCCCACATATTAGAACCGTGAACAGCTAACCAAAACACACCTCTATTTTCTGTAGTAATAGGTTTACCTAATGAAAAATTAAGCAATGCTTTAGCCCCATTGATAGACTGATAGTTAAGAAATGCAGGTACACAATAAGCTCTACCTCTAAAATCTAATTGTAGAGGAAAGAACAAAGTAGCATATTCTTTAAACTTCTCTGCTAACCATATAATCTTAGCGTATAGAAGCCTTTTAGAGACCATACGGTTGTTTTCTGTGTGTACTATGACACTTTCCTTCTTAAACTTTTTGAGTGCTTCTGGGTTGGTCTCAATGTCATGTGGTTTATTTGGTAAATCTAGGTTTTTAATAGGTGGCATACCTCCTATAGATAAACCTTTGTCCCATGCGTTTTGCATAACACCAAGAATAAACTTATTAATTTTATAAGCTGTTCCTTGCATTAAATTGACTGCTGTTGTTACTTCAGGCATAGCAAAGGCTTCTAATTCTTTAGTGAATTTTTTACCTTTTTGTTTAACAAGGTCTAATTCTGGCATTTCTGATGTCCAATAACCGTGTCCGACCACTTTACCGTCCTCTACAGATTTTGGAGGCATAACCATAGGCAGGTATTCTGGGTTTAATAGCTCATTAAACTTATTACGGTTATTAATCCATTCTTTTGTTTTTTCAGTCTGTTTAATAACTTTAACAGTCTTGTGTTTGTGTTGTTCTGTAGCTATTTCTACAAGTCCTGTACTAGAAATAAGCAAAGAAACAAGCTCCATTCCAACGTGTAATTTTTCAGTAGTAGTCCACTCTTCCCACTGCATAACTTCATCACGTTTTGCACTTTCTCTTAATTTTCTTCTTTTATAATTATAGTTCCAAGACCTTTTGTCTAAGTCTTTTTTAACTGTCTCGTATAACTCTGGGTTTAATCCTTTAAAATTTTTAAGACTAATCTCAGTTTCAATTCTACCACCTAAAGTAATAGCGGTAGCTGTAAGATTTTTAGTATTAGTAATAGTATTGATTACATGTTTTGCCGTTATCAATGCTACAATTTTAGGGTCTACTTGAGAAATATATTTGAGAGCAATGGGTGGTTTAGAATGAACATTTGATATTGCATGTTCTACCCATTCTGCAATGGCTATTGCTAATGGACGTATTGTATTTGCTACAATAACTTTACCGTAAGACGTAACGCTTTCCTCTTCACGTTCTATGTGTGACAGCCTTCTCTTATTTGTGCGGTTCTTTCCAAGCTCAGCAGACATCTTTTCAGTTTGTGTCTGGTCTTGATACGTTGGCATTATTTCAAGTATCTTCATTTATTCTCCTTATTATTGATTGATGCAACTGCGGAATGACCTACAAATTAGGTTCACTCCTTTGCTATTTTGTTTTGCTTGTGATAGAGAATAGTTGTTGAGTTTACTTGTTAAAACAATGTTGGGGCATCGTGGCGGAATGGTTACGCAGAGGATTGCAAATCCTATTGCATCTATGCACACCTGAATACGCCATTATTACTAACATTGTCATTACTAACTTTCCAACTATCCTCATATCACATCTTATGTTTAAGCGGATTTGTTTATTCCGTTTAAAACATTCACTGCTCCCATTAAGTTATTTGGTATTAAATGAGAGTATCTTTTTATCATCTTCCACGACTTGTGACCTAACATTTGACCTATCATGTGTAATTCAACCTTACCTGATTGAGCCAAACGTGTTGCACAAGTGTGCCTCAAGCAATGAATGACAAACTCTTTGTCGTCTTCAAGGTTCATTGCCTTACGCAAACGTCTCCAAGTATTCTCACAAGTCCAATACTTTAAATGTGAAAACACAAGGTCGTTTCTTTCCGCTTTTATTAACAACTTGAGAACAATAGACTTTGCACGTTCTGTTAAAGGTATACCTCTAGGTTCACCATTCTTTGTGACACTAGCAGGTAAGTTAATAACATAGTTTCCATTGTTGTTATGTACCATTAACTTCTTAATAGATAACGCCTCGCCTAGTCTCATACCTGTATCAATTAAGAACAAATAAAATTCCAAATAGTCAACCATATTCCACTCGGTTAACAATCTGATAATTTCTTTTTCTTCCATTGGTTCAAGGTATCGTTCTCTACCATTGTCTTCTTTTTGCCATTCAATATGAGGCATTCTATCAAGATGATAAATAGACTGTCTCTGATTAGCAAACCTTAACATCTTACTGATTGATGAAAGATAACGATTGATAGTTGCAGGAGCAAAACCTCTGTCCTCCAACGTGTCCACAAGGTTTCCAATGTGGGTATCGTTAACTTCAGTCACAAGCATTCCCTTACCAAGCATTTCAATAACTTTCTCGGCTCGTTTAGATTGCAACTTTTCCCAACCTTTAAGTGTTAATTTGCGGTGTATCTCCGTTAACAACTTTATATTTCGTTGTTGCATTTGTACCTCCGCTTTTCATTGTTATTTGACCCATTCTAAAAGAGTTGAATAAACTCTTCTACCTTTTGCTGTAAGACGTACAATTTTTCTACGTCTTTCCATTGGGTCTTCAAAAGCCTCTAATAGACCTATCCCTGTCTTTTTGTGTCTGTTAATGTCAGATAATTTATAAACATTCCTAGACACTGAAGACTGAGCTATGTCTAAATCTTCACTTATTTTTTGCATTGATATTCCATCTTTGTCCCCGTAAACGCTAACAAAAAAGAATACTGCTACAGCTTGAGCTTCAATTTGAGCATCAAACTTACGCAGTTCCTCTATTATTTTTAATAGATTTAATCCGCTTTTCATTTTCTCCCTTTCCTACTTTATAGTGTTGTTTCTTGCTTTATAAGTGAAGACAACCACACTTGAAACCATTACGATATAAATATTCGCCAGTACGCAATATCTATAATAGTTTCATGCTTTGATTTACTTACCTTAAAAGAATTCCATTTGGAATACTTTTCCGTATAAATATTAAATAGACCTAGTTTAATATCCATTTGTTCTCCTTTATCTAAGTTTATAATTTAGTAATATAGTTTAGAGCTTGTCCACCAAGCTACACCCCAAAAATTATATACATTTTTAGTTAGTAACAATTTCCCTCCTTTGTTTTGATAGAAATTACAACAATCCATTAGTGAATTAAATCCAATAATGTTAGTTTTCCACATGTTGTATACACCGTCTAGTAATAATAGACGGCATTTCGGCTATTAAAGCCTCTTCAGTACAACTTTTAGTTACCCATTAATCCTCCAGTGTTGATTTTTGGATTTCATTTGTAAGATTAAATAGTGGAGGGTTATTTCCCTCGATAACTCTCTCTATTAAATCAACAGCTTTGTAAGCCACCTGATGTGGTGACAATTCATCATACTGTTTTAGTGACCTTGTCCTTACCAGAAATGATAACACTTGTTTTTTTAGTTTTTGATGCACCGTCTAGTCCTTTTGTTGATTGAGTTTTATTTCCAAATATATCGTTCCACCCCTTCCGATATTTGTCAGAAGGGATATGAACGCCGTCTCGTATTTTATAAGATTTAAAGCCTGACATTATACTTGTATGTGGTTTTCTAATATTTCTTTTAACTCATTTGTTCTATTGGGTGTCAGCTCCATTTGATTAGTTGAATTGCCTTCACCATCAAATATTTTGATACTAAAACCATATTTTGTAGTTTTAAGTTTTTCAAATTGGGCTTTCAAATAATCTTTACTCGTCATTATTACAGGTTTAGACCATGTGAGGCTTTTATCCCTCATCATTTTGTCCTCATCACTCATATATATTTTTTTAGTCATGTTTTGCTCCGTTGATTGTTGATGAATAAAAAACGCCGTCTAGTCCTTAGGTTACAAAACCTAATCAAGTTTTGACGGCGTTCTTAATTATTTATTGAAGTATTTTTGTTGCAGTTTTGCAAGTTTATCTTCAGCAGATAAAACTTCCATTTCTGCAAACGCTTCAGTAAATATATGCTCTTGGCTGTCTAAGATGGCTCTGCCGTTCTCAGTGTAGCCAAGTGCATTTATTTTGATTTCCTCAAGTTCGCCTTCGATTAATTGGCAACCTAGTCCAATCATCAAGATACAAATTTTTTCGGAAATCTTAAAACCTGCCCCGTAGTTGGGACAGGCTTTTTTTGTTTTGTAGCTCTCAGAGACTTTCTAACAATGCTAATGACGTTTGTTGCTTCATAGCATCTCATAAGCTCTTGAGGACTGAAAAGGCTTAACTGCTTCACGCAATTAGCCAACCTTCTGCAATAGCTTCATGGAACAGTTTTAAACGCTCCGAGCCTTTTGCTTTTGCGTATTTGTCAAAGTGGATTTGTTTTGCAAGGTTGTCTTTAAACTTTGCAACGCTTTCCGCTCTTTGAATACGCTGTACACATTTTGCAATTTGCATAAGTGGTACTCCGTATTGTTGATTGATTGATATTGACTTTAAAAAAAGTCTCAAAGCCTACCGCTTGGATAGGCTTTAAGTCTATTTTTAATATTTAAAGATTTTCTTTTCTTCGATAAGTTTAGTGTAGTCTATTTCTCTATGATAAAACTGTAATTCAGATAAAATAAAATTAAACTTGTTTTCATCTTCAACAGTGTTGAACATAGCATTGTTTCTGATTTGTACTAAATCATCAACTATCTTGAAAAGGTCTCGAACCTGTCCAAACTCTAAAGCAGTTTTTACAGTTGGAAACCCATTCTGATATGGCTCTTGTTTTAATTGTTTAGTGTCCAACATTACGCCACCGCCTTGTTGTTGCTTTTGTCTGTAGCTGTAAAAATTGGCTTGTCATCATTTAGATAACCTTGAGCCAATAAGATTGTCTCTCCACCACTAGAGCCGTGAGGCTTTCTATAAATTGAGTACATATCTTTTTTAACAACTGTATCAAAATGTAACTCTGTAACAATCTTGCCTTCCCATGAAGCCGCCTCTGTTACCAAACCAGTTGTCTTATGTCCTCTGGCTGTAGCTGTTGTCTTTCTAGCTGAGTAAGGTATTGAACCATAAAAGTGTGACATTGTTTTTTTCTCCGTTTGTTGATTGATTGATTGTGATTGCGTTGGCAATCTGTAAACACTTAAAGACAAGCTCTGAGTGTTTGCAGATTATCAACCGCAAATTTTGGTTTGACCTACTTTGCATCTCTGCAACCGCCTCCAAACCGTGAGGACTACCCGCACACCATTAAAGACAAACTCGCCCAGATAATATTTTTGCAGGGTGTTGGTATCGCAACGCCCACAGGTCAAACTCTACGCCTTCGAGGTCTGAACCTGCAACACTCACCGTGTGTGGCTCATGTTTTTTGTATGTAGATAAAAAACAGTAAAAAAATAATGTAATTTCCTTATATAGATGCATTTGTGGATTGCAACTATAAAATACAAAAAAAGTTAATTTTTTTTTATGTTGATAAATAAGCCTTATTTTACCTTATTTATAGGATATTATGGGACTACACAGGATTTAATAGGAATATGTGGGACAGAATTAGTCTTTATGAGTGGATAATTAAGACTGATTTGTTTTAAAATGAAACTCAAAAGACTTATTAACTTTTAAATTGTCTTTCTTTGTTTGTTGTTTCTTTTGTCTATAATTTTTATTGGTTCTGGCTTTGTATTGCTTTCCTGCGTCTGTCTTTAGCCAGTCTTTTCTAGTAATCATTATATAAATAACTATCCTTTGTTGTGCTTGTTGTTGTCCTTTGGTCTATACTTAATGAGATACTTAAAGAGATACACAGAGTATTCTTTTTTTTTGCTCTCATCTAATAGTGTAACTTTACTAATTAAAATACTTATGACCTTACCCCTGCAATGACCTCAAGGCGTGGCTGTGCGTGGCTCTGTGTGGCTTGTGGTGTGCCTGTTGGTGGTGCTTTTGGTGTGGCTGTGTGTGAAACTTAAAGAGAGCAACGCACACGCCCACAGGTGCAACGCAAAAAAACAGACTATCTCACACACACGCAAAAATAAAAAAAGCACCCCGCCCCCGTGTACCTGCAAAGGATATGCAGTCCTTATATAGTCAAAAACCCCTTTAATGCCTTGTTTTTTGGTTCTTTTGTGCAGTTCTACAGGTCTGGCACGGGGGAAACTCTGTCTCTGTGTATATCATATACCCCCTCAGAATTTTCTATTAAATATTTGCCATTCGTTCTGCCATTCGTTTGGCACGATTAGGCGTTTGTTTAGCCCATCTACTATCTAGCATTTCCACACTAGCTTGTTTGTAGTCCTCATCTTGTAGAGCTTTGAGCATACCCTTAAACTTAGAGACCCC